CCAACGCCATACTTTTCCATCACATTAACGGACAGCTTACGCGCCTTCAGATCACGATAGATGATCCCTTCAGAGGCATCGTAGTCCTCGTTCAACACTAATGCACCCATCTGTATATTTTCCTCAACTTTGTTAAGAGGTCTGTTCTGACCACAACTGAAACACTTCGACCATCCGTTCTCATCGATGGCTCTTGCATCCGAAGATCCACAATCATCGCATGGTAGGTTTGTTTGAACGAAGCTCATACATGCCTCCAAGAACGCCCTGAAACAATGTCGTACACTGTCTGAGGCTTGATGCCAAACTTCTCACCGATGCCCTTCAAAGATAGAGATTGGAGACGAGTTCGAAGGTGTTTACCTTCTTCGTACAGCTCCAAGATCAACGCAACATCTTCTTCGGTGACCTTCGCATTATGATGCTTAGACCCTCGATCAGACCTAGTAAACTCTTTTCGCATAGCTACTCCTTGTTTAACGTAAGTGAAGCAGTTCGAAGTGGTTCGATGGGGCTTCACAGATCTATATAGTATTCCGGTTTTGTAACAATCCTAACTATCGAGATCAGGATCTATTTCTACAACGTCGAAGATCGACTTCAACGACTCGTTATCAATGCACCGTAGATCATCTTTGATCGGTCGGTAGCACTCGTTGCAGAGATCGACGAACTCTCCAGTCTGTGCAGACTTTCGAGTCGCTTCGAACTCCGTCAACTCTTTGTTACAAGCTAAGCAACGCATAGTTCCTCCTTTGGTTACTTAGCCCGATTGTATCACGAATAAGCGACGGGCTGCCCTCGACGCATAGCCTTACGCAACGCCTCGTAGAACCGTTTAGAGCCCCACGGCTTACACACCATCCAATGCCCTCGTGGGACATACCCATACCACTCACGCTCAAAGCCTCGATAACCACGACGCTCGATATTCAGCTTCTCACGGTTACGGCTTACAAACGTCCGTATCGTATTCGGGTGCAAGTGAATGATCTCAGCCATCTTAGCGTACGACATCTCCTGCCTCTCGAGATGGACGATCTTACGCACCATCTCTTCAGTAAAGAGCGTAGGTCTACCACGCCCTTGGTTCTCCTTCGTGGTCACACGGCTCAAGGTTGGGACTCCTCTAAACATGTCTGAATGATGTCACGAAACGCATTGGCGATTGTCTCAGGCATCGTCCCCAAGTCAACGTCGTACTGTTGGTCTGCCTTGTCTTGGTAGTGTCCACAGTAGCACCAACCTTCATCGAGGTAGACAGCTTCGACACTGAACCCAAGGTTGCACAGTGTGTCCCAGATCCTCGTGGGAGGCGACCAAGCCGTTAGCATGTTGCAGTCGATGGTGGTGCTTGTGGGGCGGTGTACTTCTAAGACATCGGGCTCCCACTTCGTACCCCAGTTATCACAACGCCACCCGTACCACTCAGGCATCGAGCCGGTGTACTTCTCCTCGAGCGACACCAACGAAGGCATCGGGACAATGGCGTTGAAGGGTTCTTCACCGTTCAAGATCATGACCAACTGGTCAACCTTGTCTGGGTTCTTGTGTGAAATAGTCACACGGCAGTCTGTCCAATTAGGCATCGTAGTCTCCTTAAATTACTGGTAGAACTGGGTTGGCTTCGTTGGAGGTAAACAAGGCTCCTCCGTCGTTGCCTTCGTCGTCGCGCATCGGATACACGAACGACCCGTCGTCAAAGAAGATCGCAACCGGACGGCTGTCTAACATCATCTCTTTTGCCTCTTCTTCTGACATGTACCGCACAGCCTTAACCGTGCGACCCTTTAACTGACCAGACGCGACGCCTGTCCAGTAGTTCTCTGTTGTTGTATTAGTCATCGTTGCGCTCCTTAACGTCTATGACTTCGAACTCGTGATTGTCGGCATTGTGCCAATCAACCTCGCCTTCCTCTACTAAGCGTTTTGCTTCTTCGGCTGTCTCAGCTTCTACAATGTAAAGCCGTTCACAGTCCACACGCTCCCAAACATTAAATCTCTTCATCGTTGTTCTCCTCGAATATCATGTCACCAATCAGGGCGAGCATCCCACCCACCAAGAACACACCCGCACAGACGAAGACGGTAAAAACCGCCTCCGGTGCTACTCCTTCAAACCCTAGCATATTCCATCTCCTTCAGGTTCTCTAACAGCATTTCGCCACGGTCAATCTCAATGTTAGAGATGAACGAGCGTTCCTGTGCCTGTTCGATCTCATCGTCGAGCTTGCAGTTCTTCCATAGACGTTCCACGAAGTCCCAGTAGTCCTCTTCCTGCAATGAGTAGAACCACTCCAGAAACTTTTCCTCGTCGTGGAGCATGTGAGGGTTGACGGACTCCACCCAAGTGTCGAACTCAGCGTAGACTGAGATCTTCGACAACTCGAAGTCGGTCGTGTCGTTGAGGTGTGCCATGTAGTCTTCTAAGCTATAAAGTTTTGACATTTTATTTTCTCCTTTGAGGCTGTCGAGGCGATTATGCCTCGATTCCTTTGAACAATTCAACAATCGTTGGAACGCACCACGAATTCCCTAGTGCCTTATATCGGTGCGTGTTGGCGACTCCGGTCGTGTAACCGTCTGGGAAGCCTTGTAAGCGTTCGCACTCTGTCGGTGTGAGCTTACGGTATGTTATCTCGCTTGTGGCAATCTTCGGCTCTCTGTGACCGCCTCCCATCGTCGTCAGCGTCGGAGCTTTGGCGTTGATGTCGTAGACCCGACGGATGCAGTCGAGGCCGTTGATGTCTGCTTCCCCGATCTGATTACAGCCGGTAAACACCAACTGGCGACGGTTCTTCTCGAAGTACTGTTTCAGGTTACCGCCTTTCCAGTAGTTCGCATCGAGACAAAACGATTTGTCACGGTCTACGAAGCCTTCTTCGTCGAGGATGTCACGCAACAGAATCTGACGGTCTTCGAGCGACCCGACGAAGGGGATATTAGTCCAGTAGAGTCTGACGCGATTCTGTGCGCTGTGAAGGGCTGAATTTATTTGCATTGGCTCAACACCAAGGGCTTTGGTAATAACGTCGCGGTGCTCCTGCTTCATCCGGACATTCTCGAGCATAAAGTATTTCGGCTCGAACTCTTCGACGACCCGCACGAACTCCCAGAACAGTTGACCGCGCTCGTCTTCAAAGCCTCGCTTGTGTCCAGCATGTGAGAACGCCTGACATGGCGAACCGCCCCAGACGATCACGGTGGCGTCTTCCAACCACTCATCGCGGAACATGGCGCGAGTGACTCGACGAACGTCGCCAAGCTGTACCGTGTCCGGCCAATTCTTCTGCGTGATCTCGATCGCCTTCGGGTCGATCTCTGACGCGTAGTAGTGAACGTCGTATCCGTTGGCCTCTGTGAACCCTGCGCGATCCAATGCGACGCGACCGGCTGAGATGCCATCGAATAGGCTGATGATTACAAGTTTCTTTTTCATGGTTCCATATCTCCTAAGTGTTTGGAATCTGTCGAGCTTCCGACTATGCCCCAGATGAGGGTCTAGGGCATTTCACGAGGTAGCTACCCTCGCTCATCAGGCCGGTATTAGTTCGTCGCCAATGCGTCCAATCTTATACTCCATCTCGTCGCGTAGGTCGAACAGCTCCCGACGCGCCTGAGAGACGATCCAATCCAAAGCCTCTGCGACTTGGTGCGGGATGTCCTGAGACTTCATCGCCTCGACAACTCTCCGCACGGCGATCTCTGTCGCGCAGTATGCGACCCGATAGTCAGCAAACCCAGAAGTGGCGTACGGCTCGTCACTCCAGAACTCCTCATACATCGCCAGAGCTTCGCGGAATAGCTCCCGATCTTCGGTCATCAAAGCGTCGACCAGCTCCTCAGCTCTGGAGATGTAGATGCACCATTCTGTCTCGCACATCTCAGACACGAGGTCGTCAACCTCCTCCCATGTCTTCTCGTAGTGCTCGCGCTCTGCGCGGAGGTCGTGGGCGACCGCTTCGACGGTCTGGCGGAATTCTGCGATGGTGATCTGTGTTGCTGTCTGTGGTGCTGTGGTTGCGTTGGTCAAGCCTTCGGCTAGGTCATAACCAAGCTGATATGCCGTGGCGATTGCGCTCTCAACTGTATCAAATTCCTCTCCGTGTTCTTTACGGAATCCTAAGAAATCATCCCAAGACACTCCATCCTTTTTACCGCTAAGGCATCCACGTTCAGCAGTGATCGCAAACGGCCAAGCACTAGCAATTCCAACCACTCCTTCGGACTCAATTATAAGGATGTCGCCCGTGTTCACGACCAAGGACTCACAGTCGAAGTCTTCGGCATAACAATCTACGCCCTTCGCCTCGACGTTGTAGCCTGTCATCACTGCATCGTATGCGTCGGCAGTGCTAAAGAAGTAATGTGTTTTTGCTGTTGTGTTTGTCATGTGTGCCTCCTAGGCCTCTGTAAATTGATGAATCCAAACCATAGCAGTTTTCGAAGTATTTTTAAACACTTTCCAAATACCGTTTTGTTCTATGTAGCTTTCTTTTGGTTATATAGCCTGTGCAGTGTTCAGTATAAATGAACGCGTGTGCGCGACTAATCGATACAGGCTGTAAAGTCAATGGTTTCGTATTAGACTTTAGTAGCAAATCGACGATCTATTTTTTTCCATACCGTGACAAGGGTTCGACGGTTTCTCCGCTCACAGGGGCTTAGAATGCGTTTCAGGAATTACAAGATAGACCTTAGTCGCATGTCAGGCTGTCGAGGCTTTAGAGGCTGTGACGCCTACTACATCGCCCCTCACACTTACAAGAACTTTATAGTCTAATAAGAATGTTGCACCTGCGCAGCCTGGGTATGCAAGGACTGTGCCAACTTTGTAGCCTGTTCAAAACTTTATAGTCTAATAAGTTTTGTGCGATGCAACACAGCTTGTGCAGTGCAACACAGGCTGTCTAGCAATTAGCATGCCAACTTAGTTCATCGCTGCATAGACTTTAGTCTAAGGCGACTGTGCAAGTGCAACATAGACTTGAAAGTCTTGTGCAGTGCAACATGAAGAGGGGCGGGGGAGGGGCTGGCACAGCCGTTACAGTGACGGTAGCTACACAGACTTGCTAGAGGGCAAAACGAGCAAGTGTTATAAAGTAACATAATTAAATAAAAAGACTGTACATCTATACAGTACTTTACAGCTCTTTAGCCTTTGATATAAAAGAAGAAAGGTCTTGACAGAACTTTTTAAGCTATTATTGTTAAAAAGGCTTGACTTTTGCTGAATTCTATGCTAGACTATTCCCCTATATAGAGACTTCAAAGCACATCGTATGACCATCGACACCCGTACTGAAACTCCTTCCTTTGAAGAAAAGGTTTCTTCGAACACTGAAGTCACTGAAGAGGCTATACAGACTATACAGGCTCCCCCTAAGAAACGAGGACGTCCCCGCAAAAGCGACATTGAAGCTAAAAAGCGAGGCAAAAGAGGAGTTGTTGGTAGACCGCCTGGCGATGCGGCTAGAATCAATGAATTCAAAGCTCGTCTCTTAGCCACTTCGGGTGACAAAGTAATCAACAAGATTATCGCCATAGCTTTGGATGATGACCATCCAGGACAGATGGCGGCTCTTAAAATGTGTATGGACAGAGTGTTACCTGTTTCTTACTTCGAAAAGGATAAGGCAACTGGTGGAAGGAATGCAGTAAGCATTACGATAACCGGTATAGGTGGCGATGTCACCACAGTTGATTCAGGTGAAAAGGTGATTGAGGGAGAAGTCATAGATGTTGAGTGATGCTGTTCGCGAAACGATCAAAGAAGATTTGATTAAGCACGAAGGATACAAACAAGAGATCTACTTGTGCTCTGAAGGTATACCGACCTTTGGTATCGGACATGCCGTCAAAGAAGCAGACGTCGAACACACTTGGCCTGTTGGTACGTTCATTGAGAAAGAACGAATTGACAATGCGTTTGAAGCAGACTTCGAAGACGCCTGTTCAGACTGTGGTGTACTCTTCTTACAGTTTGCTTCATTGCCTGAACAGGTACAGCGTGTCTTAGTGAACATGGCGTTCAACTTAGGGCGTACTAGACTGGGACGGTTTAAGAAGATGATTAAGGCTGTCAACGAAGGAAACTTCAAAGAGGCAGCAAACCAGATGGTCGATTCCCGCTGGTACAATCAAGTAGGTAACCGTAGCATCGAATTAGAGAACTGGATGCGTAACGCTTGAGTGACTTGAATGTTGAGTTGCTCCCTTGGCAACAGAGTGTCTTAGAAGCTCCTGAACGCTTCAAGGTCGTTGCAGCAGGTCGTCGATGTGGTAAGTCACGGCTCGCTGCTTGGATGCTCATCATCAACGCTCTACAGGCTGAGAGAGGTCATGTATTCTATGTAGCCCCAACACAGGGGCAGGCACGGGATATTATGTGGGGCGTCTTGCTAGAGTTAGCCCACCCGATTACATCTGGATCACATGTCAACAACATGCAGATCAAGTTGATTAACGGTGCGACGATATCTCTAAAGGGCGCTGACAGACCTGACACAATGCGTGGCGTGTCTTTAAAGTTCCTTGTCATGGATGAATACGCTGACATGAAGCCATCCGTGTGGGAAGAGGTTCTTCGACCAGCACTTGCTGACCAGAAGGGCTCAGCCTTGTTTATCGGGACACCGAAGGGTCGTAACCACTTCTACGAATTGTACAAGTACGCTGAATTAGAAGGGGACGAAACCTATAAAGGTTGGCACTTTACGTCCTACGACAACCCATTACTTGATCCTGAAGAGATCGACACCGCTAAGAAGTCTATGTCATCCTATGCTTTCCGTCAGGAATTCATGGCATCCTTCGAAGCACTTGGTTCGGAGATATTCAAGGAAGAATGGGTACAGTTCCAAGAATCAGAACCGGACGACGGAGACTACTATGTCGCTATCGATTTGGCAGGCTTTGCAGATGTCGCCAAGTCGTCAAAGAAGTCCAGGTTAGACACAACGGCTATTGCAGTCGTAAAAGCAAACACTGACGGATGGTGGGTTGCTGACATTGTGTATGGTCGATGGGATATTAAGAAGACTGCCAAAAAGATCTTTGATGTGGTAGCACGATACAAGCCGGTGTCAGTAGGCATCGAGAAAGGCGCTCTAAAGAACGCTGTTCTACCATACTTAACAGACATTATGAAAGCTAATCAGCGTTACTTCCGTGTAGAAGAATTAACGCATGGCAACCAGAAAAAGATTGACCGTGTTGTTTGGGGTTTACAGGGACGTTTTGAGAACGGTCAAGTAAGCCTTAACAAAGGAGAGTGGAACACTGAGTTTTGCGATCAGTTGTTTCAGTTTCCTAATCCGCTAGTCCACGACGATTTAATCGACGCACTAGCCTACGTTGACCAGTTAGCTAAAGTTAGCTACTACGTTGACTTTGAAGAAGACGACTTCGAAGTCTTAGACCCTATCACAGGATATTGATATGTTAGACGACAACGACTTTTACGTCAACGAGAACAGCCTTGAAGGTTGGGTAATGGACAAAGTACGTTCGTGGAGAGATCACTACGAAGCGAACTACAAAGAACAGTTTGATGAGTACTACAGACTGTGGCGTGGACAGTGGGCTAAAGAAGATTCGATGCGTAACTCAGAGCGTTCGAAGATTATTTCTCCTGCACTACAGCAAGCAGTTGAATCAGCCGTCGCAGAAGTAGAAGAAGCAACCTTCGGTCGCGGTAAGTGGTTCGACATTAAGGACGACTACGCAGATCAGCAGCGCATGGACGTTCAAATCATGCGGAACTTGTTGCAAGAAGACTTCGATTACTGCAAAGCGCGTAAGAACATTGCTGAATGTATCCTAAACTCTGCAATCTTTGGTACTGGGATCGGTGAAATCGTCATGGAAGAGGTTAAATACCGTCGTCCAGCGACTGAACCAGTCATGGATGGTACTGCAATGGCTGTTGGTATTCGTGAAAGTGACCGTACAGTCGTTAAACTACGCCCTGTACTGCCTCAGAACTTCTTAATTGACCCTGTAGCAACGTCAATTGACGAAGCATTAGGTGTTTCCATCGATGAATTCGTTCCACTACACTCTGTAGAGACTCTTCAGGAGTCCGGTGTCTACCGTGATGAGCAAATTGTCAGCGATGCACCCGATAATGACTTAGAACCAGACCAGAACTTAACAGTTTACGACAATGACAAGGTACGCCTGACGAAATACTACGGCCTTGTACCGAAAGATCTGTTCGATATGGCTACAATGGAAGCAGATGAAGAGATCGTCGAACTGGAGCCTTCTGAGGACGCTCCAAAGTACATCGAAGCAGTAGTTATCATTGCAAACGGTGGTACTTTACTGAAAGTTGAAGAAAGTCCGTTCATGATGCAGGATCGTCCAGTGGTTGCATTTGCTTGGGACGTTGTTCCAGGTCGTTTCTGGGGTCGCGGTATCTGTGAGAAAGGCTTTAACAGCCAGAAAGCGCTCGATACAGAGCTTCGGGCTCGTATTGATGCCCTAGCCCTTACAGTACACCCAATGATGGCTGTAGACGCTTCTAGGTTGCCTCGTGGCTCTAAAATGGAGATTCGACCAGGTAAAACTATCCTGACTAACGGTAACCCTGCTGAGATTCTCCAGCCATTCCGTTTTGGTAACCTTGATCCTAATACATTCAACCAAGCGGCATCGTTACAACAGATGGTACAGATGGCTACAGGCGCGATTGACGCTGCAGGCATCCCAGGATCTATCAATGGGGACGCAACAGCCGCAGGCATCTCAATGTCCCTTGGAGCAATCATCAAACGTCACAAGCGTACGCTGATTAACTTCCAAGAGTCGTTCTTGATTCCTTTCGTTAAGAAGTCTGCATACCGTTACATGCAGTTTGATCCAGAGCGTTACCCAACCAATGATTACCAGTTCTGTGTATCTAGCTCTCTTGGGATTATTGCACGAGAATACGAAGTCACACAGTTAGTACAGCTCTTACAAACTATGTCGCCTGACTCGCCTCTGTATCCCGCATTGATTGAGTCCATCGTAGACAACATGAACTTGTCTAACCGTGAAGAACTCATTGAGAAGCTCAAGCAAGCTGCACAGCCTGATCCACAAGCAATTCAGATGCAACAGGCAACAGCACAGGCTCAGATGGCTCAACTACAAGCACAGACAGATGCGTTTAGTGCCTCTGCCGAAGACTATCGTGCTCGTGCATCGAAGAATACAGCGGACGCGCAGATTGCAGCGTTTGAAGCTGAAACAGACCGGATCAATGTTCTTATGAAAGGCGATCCGAATAAAGATGAGTTTGAACGTCGTGTGAAAGCGGCAGAACTCTTACTCAAAGAACGTGAGCTAATGTCCAAGGAGACACCTCGTGATAACCAAGCAAGAACTACAGACAGTCCTAGACCAGATCAACCTCAAGTTCAACGACCTCTTCAAGCGGTTGGAGACATTGGAGGAGCAGTCCAATAAACTCGTAGCTAGCACAAATCGTGCCAAAAGTCAACAAAAGACTTGACATTTTGAAAAACTTGTGATATACTACTGAGGTTCTATGGATACTGTAGAAAAGCAATACGAAGATTACTTTGATCTGTTTAGTCGTCCAGGCTGGAAACTGTTTATGGAAGACATTCAAGAGATGGTAATCGGACTCGATTCTCTCGATTACGTTAAAGACTTTGATGACCTTCTAGAAAAGAAGGGCCAGTTAAAAGTACTACGAAGACTACAAGGCTTCGAAAACGCAATTGAACAAGCACATCAGGAATACGTCGATGTTAAGACGGTTTGATTTTCGATGCGCTAACCAACACATCTCAGAGCACTGGATAGACGCTGACGAACAGCCAACCTGTCCAGTCTGTGATGCACCGACAACTAAAATGTTGTCAGCACCTAATGTATCTCTTGATCCTATTAGCGGTTCGTTTCCTGGGGCAACTATGAAGTGGGCTAAGGATCGTGAAAAGAAGATACTGAAAGAGCGTAAGGCAAACTCGTAAGAGCCCTTACATATTTAAAAGGCTACTTCCACAATGCGATTATGCACGGAGTTTTATGGCTACTTTTATTGACGAGCGACCAGAAGAAGAAAACGAAGAGTTCGAAGATCTTAATGCTGAGATCGAAGATGTTAACCCAGAAGAAGTAATTGAGGAGCCTGAACAGGCCAACCAAAATCAACCTTCACCTACAGACGAACTGCCAGAGAAGTATCGAGGCAAATCTGATATTGAGATTGCTAAGATGCACATGGAAGCTGAGAAGCTTCTAGGACGACAGTCTTCTGAGGTTGGTGAACTACGAACTATCGTAGACGACTTCGTAAAGTCACAACTTGAAACACAAAAAGCTGCCCCACAGCAAGACGAAGAAGAACCGCTAGATTGGTTCTCAGACCCTGACAAAGCACTAGAACAAGCTTTGGCTAAGCATCCTAAGATTAAGGAAGCTGAAACCGTTTCACAGCAGATGCGACAAGCGCAAGCTCTAGCTGATCTGCAAGCTAAACACCCCGACTACCAGGCAGTTCTTGGTGAGGATGCGTTTAAGAAGTGGGTTTCAAATTCTAAGATTCGGTTGCAACTGTTCCAACAAGCAGACGCACAGTACGATACTGATGCTGCTGACGAGCTGTTAAGCCTCTGGAAAGAGCGTCAACAGTATTCATCACAGGCTGTATCAAACGAACGCACTGCTAGGAAAGAACAAGTTAGAGCTGCCTCTACAGGCGCTGTGTCGGGATCAGGTGAATCACCTAGCAAGAAAGTCTATCGTCGGGCTGACTTAATTAAACTAATGCAAACTGACCCTGATCGATATATGAGTATGGCTGACGAAATTCAGCGAGCTTATGCAGAGAAGCGGGTTAGGTAATCCCATTCTGAAAGGAGCTTAACATGGCTGGTGAATTTTCTCCAACTAACTCCGTCACCAATACTACAGCTGCAACTTTTATTCCAGAGCTGTGGAGTGACGAAATCGTAGCGGCATACAAGAAGAATCTTGTTCTTGCCAACCTCGTAAACAAAATGCCTATGACAGGAAAGAAGGGTGACACTCTTCATATTCCTAAGCCGTCTCGTGGTGCAGCGTCTGCAAAGACTTCTGAAACACAAGTAACACTTCAGACTTCAACTGAGTCAGAAGTTGTTGTTACTATCGACAAGCACTACGAATACTCGCGCTTGATCGAAGACATTACCGAAGCACAAGCATTGGCTTCACTTCGTCGTTTCTATACAGACGACGCAGGTTATGCTCTTGCTAAGCAGGTCGACGACGACTTGTTCGTTCTTGGTAAGTCACTTGGTAACGGTGATGGCTCGTCTTGGGTTCACAACAACGCTTACCAGATCAACACCACTTCTGGTGTAATCGAAGCGTACGACGCTGACGGTACTGCTGACGTAGGTGCTTTCACCGACGCTGCTTTCCGTGGTTTGGTACAAGAGTTAGATGACGCTGATGTTCCTATGGACAACCGCGCATTGATCGTACCTCCATCAGCGCGTAACACTATCATGGGCATCGACCGCTACATGTCTTCTGACTTCGTAAACGGTCGTGGTGTTAACAACGGTCAAATCGGACAGTTGTACGGCATCGACGTATACGTTACTTCTAACGCTCCAACTCTTGAGTCAGGCGTTAAAGGTGGCATCTTGTTCCACAAGGACGCTATGGTTCTTGCTGAGCAGGTCGGTGTACGTTCACAGACCCAATACAAGCAAGAGTACCTCGCTACTCTGTTCACTTCTGACACTCTCTATGGTGTTGAAGTTATTCGTCCAGAATCAGGCGTAGTCGTAGCACTACCTGCATAAGGACTATCTAGGCTAGGGAGTCTCTATGGCTCTCTAGCCTTCCCTATTCTATACTGGAGAGATCAATGGCAATTTATCGTGGCCCAGGTGGTGCAGGTGACGCTAACAGCGATATCACCATTAACCTTGTCACAGAGCTAACTCAGGATGCGGAAAATGCACGAGATGCCGCCGCCTCTTCAGCAACTGCTGCGGCTTCGTCAGCTACTGCCGCCGCAGGCTCTGAAAGCTTAGTTGAATCTTATAAGAATGCTGCACAGACAGCTCAAACAGCAGCTGAAACAGCTCAAGCAGGCGCTGAGACGGCTGAAACTAACGCAGGCACATCAGAGACCAATGCAGCCTCTAGCGCCGCGTCAGCGTCTTCTAGTGCAACCTCAGCATCATCCAGCGCATCAGCCGCTTCGACATCGGCTACTAACGCAGCCACAAGCGAAACTAATGCAGCTACATCGGCTACAAATGCTTCTAACTCTGCCAGCGCTGCTTCAACCTCGGCATCGAATGCTAGTACGTCAGCAACAGCATCTGCTGCATCTGCATCAGCGGCTAGTACCTCAGAAGCAAACGCTTCTACATCAGAAACCAATGCTGCAACTTCAGAGACTAATGCGGCTACATCGGCTACGTCAGCGTCTAACTCAGCATCAGCGGCCTCTACATCGGCTACAAACGCAGAAGCGGCTTACGACAGCTTTGATGACCGCTATCTAGGTGCTAAAGCATCTGCTCCTACATTAGACAACGACGGTGATGCTCTTATTACTGGTGCTCTGTACTTTAACAGCACATCGAGCAACATGTTTGTCTGGACAGGCTCTGCATGGCAAGACGTAGACCCTAGTGTCAACTCAGTCACTAAGACATCTGATACAGGCTCCGCAGAGATGCCCGCCGGTACAACAGCAGAACGTGATGGTAGTCCTTCAGCAGGTTACCTACGATTCAACAGCGAAGAAAGTAGCTTTGAAGGCTATGACGGTTCTGCTTGGGGAGCGATTGGCGGTGGCGGTGGAGCCACTGGCGGTGGTTCTGATCAGATCTTTTATGAGAATGGGCAGACTGTGACGGCTGACTATACAATTACAAGCGGTAGTAATGCGATGACTGTTGGGCCGGTAACGGTCAACACAGGTGTCGTAGTTACTGTTCCTACTGGCTCAAGGTATGTGGTGATTTAAATGGCAGTACAAATCAATGGCACAACAGGTATTCAAGCTCCAGACAATAAAATGGAACTAGGTTACTTCTCAAACGATGATAGTGTTGATACAGAAATCACAATCCCTAGCGGCGACAATGCGGCAATGGTAGGGCCAGTAACTGTTAATGCTACCATCACAGTCAACGGAACAATGACGGTAATCTAAGATGGCAAGTGAACTCATAGTACAAACACTCAAAGGCCCGACAAGTGGGGCTAATG